GAATCCTACAACCGCAGGGGTCTTGAGTCCCCACAGCAATATGCTGAGACCTATAATGGTCGTTGGGCTATGATGGGAATCGTCTCTGGTTTCATCTCCTATGCCTTCACTGGCAACTTCTTCTTCGGCATCTTCTGATGACTGAAGTTCTTTTTACAACAACTAGCATTGCGTTCTTAGTTTTGCTAGGATACTCTGTACAACAACTTTCTGAGACCTACTGATGCCTGACTTGATTGAACTTCTGACTTATTATGTGATTGTCTCCGTCGTCTTTATTGGCGCACCAGGAGTATTTTTCTATATCGTGTTCATGCCAGCACTTCAGAACACAAAAGGTCGTATGGTTGGATACAAAGATCACAAACAATATGGAGATTCTTCTATCTATGAGAATACTCCAGGGGATCCGACAAAGTATTACCTTGAAATTTAAGTAATATATACGTTAGATTACCTAATGAATATGCCAGATCCCAATGCTCTTTATCAGGATATGCAGAAATTAGACGACATGTATAATGAACTACTGTGGGATCCTGATGATGAGTTACAATTTACTCACGATGGTCAAAGAATCATCATTATTAATAAATCATTAGAGGAAAAAAACAATGTTTAACGAAAAAGCAGAAAAACTGAATGGTCGTGCAGCAATGGTTGGATTCGTTGCCGCAGTTGGATCTTATCTCGCAACAGGTCAAGTCATCCCAGGTTTGTGGTGAACGACATGTTACTCATAGCAGCATCCATGGTAGGAGGGTTTATTTTTGCTGCCCTGTTGACCGATGGAGATGTTGATGATGATGACAATGGACCAGGTGGTGGTCTCATGCAACCCATATAATCCCACCCCTTGACACGCATAACTTAATAACCTATAATTCGGGGGTACTATGCCCCCTTTTTAATGTTCGGACGGATCGCTGTTTACATTTCACTAGCACTTCTTTCTACCTCCTGTGCCACTAAGGCAGTGGAGCAAAAAGAAGTTGTAAGTATTCCTGTAGAGCCTTATGCTCTTACTTGGAAGTGTATTGACTGCACACCCGAAGAACAGTACGTTCTTTCTGAACTTCAAAGGAAAACTAAAATCACAGATAAAAATGCCCTGGCAACGATACTGGGAAATATTAAACAGGAAAGTAAGTTCTATCCCAACATTTGCGAGGGAGGGGCTAGAGTTCCTTATTCTGATTGCCATCGGGGTGGGTACGGACTCATTCAGTGGACCACTGAGAGTCGTTATATGGGGTTAGGTTTGTTCTGTGATAAGTATGGATGCGATCCAAGTTCTCTTGAAGGTCAGACCCGTTATATGATTAACGAAATTCACTTTCAAAAAGTTCTTCCAGAATTTGAGGGCAACGGTAAAACTGTCCGACAATACATGGTTCCTGCCTTTTATTGGTTAGGATGGGGCATCAAGGGTAACCGAGAGGTCTACTCTTATAACTATTCAAAGAAGCTTGTTCTCGCATGAATATTAAATCAATCAAGGAATCGATTCAAATCTTCTCAAGAAAAGCGGTTACATCAATCAATTGGCCACCCGTCGAAAAAGATATAGAGTGTGCCATCGATGAAAACATTGTAGAGTGTTCTGAAATGGACTCTTTACCATACACTGGTATTCCTGCACCAACTGTTTTGACAGATGACCCCTGGTTCGGTCCTGCTGTGGTCTCAGATGCTAATAAAGATTATATGCAACGTGAGTTTGAAGCATTTAAACAAGATGCTTTGAACTACTATTCAGATACAAAAGAACCTGAGAATATTCATCAGGTAATGTATGAGATGGCAACTCAGAATTCTGCCACTACACTGCAACTTGATCCAATTGGCGGATCCGAAAACTTTCAGGGTGGATCAGAAAATGTCCATCGATGATTGGCGTTATAGTGATTATAAAATGAAAGTAAGAGAGCAAGCACTTAAGGTCTTGCTTTCAAAGTTTGGTGGTCAGATGGAAGGAGCACGTCCTAAATACTCTAGTCAATCAATCTATGAGTGTGCTCAAGACTGGGTATCTCAGGGCAATATGCACACTGCAGGGATTGTAAAGTACTACGAGGCTTATTATGCAAAAACTAATTAACGTGTTAGCATTACTATCATTCGCTGGTGTCGCAGGCATCGTCGGTGGTGGTGTCTATGTCTATATACAAAAAGATGCAATTATCGAAGGTGTAAAGGAACAAGTCACCAAACATGCTACAGAGGCAATCACAGGAGCAATTCCTGGTATGTTAGATTCTGCTTTGCCGGAACTTCCTAGTGCCACTGGCGGTGCTCTTCCCCTTCCTCTTCCTTCTACAACTGGTCCTTCTCTACCTTTCTGATATGAAAAAAATTATTATGAGTTTGCTGGCAGCAGCTGCTATGTCTGCTCCTGTACTTGCTGATCCAATCAAAGATGATGAGTTCTTCACCCCACATGCTCAGGGGTGTATGTTGCTTCTAGAATGCACTGATCATGTTCAAGAACTCAAAACAGTTTCTGATCTCAACAAACATGAGGAATTGGCTGATATTGATTATGGTATTGTTGCTGATGAGTTTAACTCTCTCGTCCGATCACTTAATAAGGTCGGAGCTAAGGTTTTTCTAGCAGACATGCGATATTTCCCAATTGGTCATCGTGGTGTCTATCATACTGTAGGCAACAATTTCTTTCTGAATGTTGCCCACATGCATCGCCCTGGCACTATGATGTCAGTAATGCGTCATGAGGGATGGCACGCTGCTCAGGATTGCATGGCAGGAACTATCGAGAACAACTTTATTGCTATTATCCACGATCAAGAGGATGTTCCTGGTATGTATCAAGCAATCGCAAAGAGTGCTTATCAATCTCAACCAAAGGCAATTCCTTGGGAGAAAGAAGCATACTGGGCAGGTCATACAGAAGGTATGACTCAAGCAGCACTTGAGTCTTGTGCTGCTGGGACTATGTGGACTGACTATGAACCCACACCCATGACCCGTGAATGGTTGGTTGAAAACGGATTCCTTTCTAAATAGAGTTGCCTTTGCCGGTAACGAATGTCTGAAGAACTAAAGAAGGAAGATACTAAGAAAGGTCCTTTTGGAAAACTCAAAGATAGAATTGATGACTCTGAGGAACAAATTGCTATTCTTTCTACTTTTGTTCGATTAGGAATTTTGATCTGGTCTGGTGGTATTTTGACTCTTGCATACATCAAATTACCACCTGCTCTGGGTATTCCAGAACAGAAGCTAGATCCAACATTCATAGCCAGCGTCTTTACAGGCGTTTTAGCGACGTTCGGCGTCCAGACGGCAAAGAAAAATGGTGATAAGGCTGGTGGTGGAGGTGGTATCACTAAAGAACAGATGGAGAGATTGATTGATAAGGCAGCACAAACTGCTCCGACTCAAACAATCAGAATCGAGCAAGCACCTGTTCAAATTGCGACTAAAACCGAAGACACGTACAAGATGTAACCATGAAACCTTACCTCAAGTGGACTGCTATCAGCATTGGTAGTGTCATAGCAATCGCACACATCGGTGTGCTGGGACATTTGGTTAATAGAGAACCTGATAGGATTCAGATCCCGACTGTTAACATTCCACGAGGCACTCCATATTCCTCTTATAAAATAGAGGCGGGTAAGGACGGATATACAATTGAATATAAAGCAAACGATCCCGCTATCCTAGAATCACAGAGATCTTTGAGTCTTGATAAAGAAAAAACAGGATTTTTTGGTCGTGGTGGCACTGAGGTCAGAAGAGAATGGAGACGTGATCAATATACTGCAGAGGGCACTAGAAATATTGGAGGTGTTGGAGGTGACGGCGAGGGAAAGTTGACTGCAAAAGAAGAAGAGTGTTTAGTGGCGGACGCTGGAGCAAGGTCACAAGGTGCGATGGCAGGTAGTGCTATTGCTGCTGGTGTTGGTGTCCCTGCAGCAATGAGTATTCCATATGTTGGATGGCTTGCTGCTGGTTGGGCGAGTCTCTTAGGACAGAACATTGGATCTTCAGCAGGCTCTTTGGTAAACTCTGTAATCAGTGATTGCTAATGTCTGAAAAAGACAAGTGGTATTATGACTGTATTAATTTTGAAAGTGATGCCATCAACTTGACATTCACTCATCCCTGGATGACTGTTTCTGATGCTAATCTTTTATTTGAAGATGCTTTTGAACGATTTCAACATATGAAAAAGTATCATGGGTGGAAGACTGTATGGACACTTATGAATATGAGTTATGGTATCTGGCAGAGAGAACCTGAAGATCATGTGAGAGCAAGATTAGATTTGATTAAATCAAAAAATGGAATTAATTCTTAGACCCCTTGAAGATGTAAATGATGTAACTTGGAGTGTTGTCTGGTGTTTGATAATACTTCTTGCTGGTGTAACATATTATATCGTCTATATAATGCGTATGGCTTTTGATGAATTGAACGATGGCGGATCAAATCAACCAGAAGGACGCAGATCAGGATCAACTGATAGCACTGCTGACACACAGGATTGAAGATGCTGAGAAGATGGCGGAGGAACTTCGTGATCGTGTTCGTAAACTTGAGAAGTGGGTATGGGGTGCCGGTGCCGTCATAACTGCTGCCATTACATTAATCGGAATTGCAACAGCAGTAGACGCAAAGGAGATCGATCATGGGAGCAATGGTTCCGCCAAACAGGAAGTCGTGTTACAACTTCCGAGTAGTTGAGATTAACAGAGTTCTTGATGGTGACACGATTGATGTAACTATCGATTTGGGTTTTGATCTTTTTAAGAAAGAAAGAGTAAGAGTTGCTGGTGTAGATACACCCGAAAAACGCACAAGAGACCTAGAGGAAAAAGCCCTTGGAATCGACGCAACAAACTGGCTCAAAGAAAAACTGGAAGGAGCGTTGGCTGGTGATGATGATCTTGTTATCCGTACTGAACTCGTTGGCGGTGTCGGCAAGTATGGTCGTCTTCTTGGTTGGTTATACCTTGGGGACGGAGATATGTCACTCAACGAAGCAATGATTGAGGAAGGATATGCATGGGCATATGATGGTGGCACTAAACAAAAGAATTTTGAGGATTTGAGAGAAATCAGGAGAGCACATGGAACTCTGGTTGAGTAATGCCAATTCCTGAAATACGATTTAATAATATTAGAATAGGTGACGTTGTAATCTATGACGTTCCAGAGTGGATGTCATCAGACCCACCACAGGCAATTCCTGCTGCACCTCCAGTCACCATGATGATAGGAACTCCTATCGTAAATATTCCTGGATGTGTTGAGGCACACAAAGACAATAATGAAAATGTTAATTTAAAGAATGAGGATGATAAAGGTATAATGACCTTGTGTGATGCAGGCACACCTTATTACACTGCAATTGATTATGATAGAAATAAGATTGTATTAGAACAGGAACCTCCAGAACCACCTGCATATAAACCACCAGAAAAACCAGAACCACCGGAGACAAAAACTCCCTTAGTCCCTAAGACACAACAGGTAGAGCCAGTCCCTATGTGCCCTACCAGAGCACAAGAATTAAAAAACCCTATAGGAAAAATCCTAGAGGGTAATAAAAAGATTACTGGTTATGAGTTAGTTGGAAAAGAGTGTATAGAGGTTACTGAACAATTACAGATTACTGATCAGATTGTTTCTAATATTCCTAATGCTGGAGCTGTAACTGCTACAGCATCTATCGCTGTGGTGGCAACGACTTCGGCACTGCTTGCAAAACCTCTTGCTGATCTTTTGTTAAAAGTGGTGAAACCTGCTGTGAAGAAAGTCCTGAAGAAGGTTGCGACCTTACGGGGTAAGAAGATCCCGCCGCAGTCTGTCTCTGAGAAGATTGCTGAGCAGAGGCAGAGGAACCAGGCTGTGAAGAAGTTGAGATCGGTTCGACCGTTGAAGAAATAGGTGGAATTGTGTGACGATGTTGCATTATAGTATTCACATTGTTAACAACGACATCAGCACATATTTTTCGGTAGGGACTAGCTGGGTGAAAATTTATTCCAGCTTTCATTAATTCACCACAATTCTTAAGTCTAGCTAACTCAAAATCTAATCTCTTATTAGCGAGTAATTGACCCTGTAGTGCGATTTGAGTTTCTGCTGCTTGCTTACATCTTTCCTGCAATCCACCGTCAAGAGGTAGAGACAGTGTTGCAGAGAGACCGATACTGGTGCTGTAGTTTCTTGTCATACCAGTTCTTACTGGTTTCTGCCAGAGTTGTGATCCTGGATTATCAGGCACACCATCTCCTTGCATCTCCATGACAGTGATAGTCATATCCTGACCATCTTCATATGCTCTGACTACTTCGCCGTCAGAGTTGGTATAAGTTCTATCGTCATACCACTCTTCCCAAGGCCAGTTTTTGACATTCTTTTGAACTTCTACCAGTCTCCCCTCAAAATCTCTATTGTCGTATTGAGGTTCCATGTAAAAAGTTTCAAAAGGATCCTTATCATTACGGGCGTGAGTAATGTATGGGGTGAAGTTTGCAGTCGGACCTTGACAACTGATTCCACCACCATAAGTGTTGGTAATATAAGGACCTTGTAAAACCTGAATAGCTTGGTTGGTCACCGAGCCTGAACTGTTTGCGATTGGGTTAGCAGTCGCAGAAACACCTCCCACATCAGCAGCACTGACGGGGGAGGATATCAGTAACGCAATTACTGGGTAAAGATACTTGTAGTATCTGTAACTGAAATAACTTCTGTTGTTCTTTGAATCACAGTTTGGTTTGTCATTCCTGGACCTTGATAGGTCGTCGTGAATTGGAATGCTTCTCCTGGATTTGTTATTGTGAAGTTGGAGTTTGAGAAGTTTAGTCCAGTTGCTGAACTTGTTACTTGTCCTTCGATTCCTCCTAGTGGAGTCACGTTCACCGAGTTTGTTACTGTTGGGGGAAGTAGTGATGCTCCGTTGTTGGATACATTTGTCCCCGAAACTGAATATTGCCATCCTGTTGCATAGTCTATGGAGTTAATCGTCTCAGTTTGTTTCGATGTCGTTTCTGTGTGGCTGGTCATCGAGCCCTGTGTGAAGTTCGGGACCACCGGGACTGCCCCTGCTGATTGAAACAGTCCGTGAATAACACCAAGAACCAATCCGAGACCGATTGCTTCTTGTATTTTATTCATTAATCTATTACAGTAATCTCAGAAACGAATTGTCCAACAGCAGTGCTACCAGCTCCGCCAGCGGTGATGCTAATACCACCGTCAGTTGCGATAGTACCTGCCAGGTCTCCTGCTACACCAGCAGTGTAAGAGGTCTGACTGGAGAAGTTGCCAACCTGACCCACAGTGGGAGCTGAAGTTGGAACGGCATCACCTTGAAGGTAAGAAGAACTGAAGGAGAATGCTTCTCCAGCAGTTGCCTGGGTTGCTGCAATCGTACCAGGAGCATAGATGCCACTGGTGATTGTTCCAGCAGAAACAGTTCCTGCTGTGCTACCGTCCGTAGTATTTACGTTCGATCCAGACACACTGTATTGGGAACCCAGTCTAGTTGCAGTGGTTCTCGCAGAATCTACAGTAAGTTGGACACTCGATGACATTTTATGAACCAGCCCTCCTGCATTTGCTGCAGGTGCTGCCATCAAAATCATTATTAATGGAAGAAGTCTTCTCATTACTAATCACTTGTTGGGTGTGTATTTATTTAGAGACAGATTTTTTTTAACGTATTACTGAAATATAACTTGGTACAATGGTATACCGTTTCAGGGCTTGACGAGTCGTGGAAACCGTAGTACTATAAATACATCAACGACAAGAAGTGTTTACATTTCTTAATCCGTTGCACACACCCCTTAAACCGAGACCTATAGGGTGCCTAAATTACGTCTCTCATACCAACTCTGGAGGGTAGAGTTGGAATATTTTACCTAGTGTTCCCCGCACTCATACATAACCCTTTTTCAAATGACTTCAACTCTTTCAAGACAACAATCACTCTCTTCGTGGGATAATTTCTGCGAGTGGGTAACTTCTACCAATAACCGCCTCTATGTCGGTTGGTTCGGCGTTCTGATGATCCCAACTCTGTTGGCAGCAACTATCTGCTTCATCGTCGCCTTCATCGCTGCTCCCCCTGTGGACATCGATGGCATCCG